TATATGTAATAATTTAAATAAAGTAATTTAAATACATATAACTTAATTTAATTAAATATAAAGTAATTTAAATAAATCACTTATTCTATTTATAAATGGAGTATAAAAAAATAAATAGATCCATAAGGGAATAAATAAAATATTTCAGATAAAAAAAAAGAAATATCTATTTATCAAATATTCCAGTTATAAAAAAAGAATAAAATAAATAATACGCCCTGCTGGAAAAATTGAACCTTGACGCGTTCGAAGTCGTCAAAGATCAGGAGTCAACCCGGCGAAAAAACCTACAGGAAGCAAAGAGAAAGTTTAAAAATATTTCGTGTCACTCTTTCGACGCTTCGAGGCAAAAAAGCCACGAAAACGCCCAAATTTTGCAGAATTCGCCAAAAATACGCATTGCCGATTATATATATTATGTAAACTGTTGATAGATTCTACTGCTAACTTGTGCAGGTGGGCGACAATTCCGCCCGAATCGCTCCAGAAAAAGCCCCGGGGGCCCTGGGGGTAGCAACCGAAACGGGGGCAAGGGGGCGCGGAAAAGACACTATATACCCCCCGCGCACCGAGAATCCCGAACCATCCGGACAGGGGAAGACCCCTACCCCCTATACCCCTGCATTCATTATTCAGGACGAGAGTTCCCGTTAGGGGACCCGTACGGATTTTTTTTCTTGGAGGAAAGCGCCATGGCTATAAAGGTAGGGCCTAGGAGGTACGTGAGTACCGGGGAGATGGTGAGCAGGTGGAGGGAGGCCTGGGACGAGGTTGGAGGCAGCAACCCGTATTCTGTGAGGATGGACAGGGTGCTGAAGCCGCACGGTTTCGGGGTTCACGACATCAAGACGAGACTGGGCCTCATCAGGGCGAAGAGGGATTCGGATCGGACTGAGGACGAGGCGGAATTGCTGATGCTCGACGGGGAGCTGAAGTTCGTGAGCGAGCAGGGCCTTTTCGACAAGTGTTCGGAGACGGTACAGGGGAGCATCTTCCTTCTGGAGAGCAAGTTCGGGTACAGGAAGAACGCGGACGTGAACGTGAACCTGGACGCGAAGCAGGTGAAGAAGGTGGTTCGCTGGGGTGACGAGGAGACCCAGGCGCCGGAACTGAAGAGCGGCGAGGAAGTGGCGAAGGAAGCTGCGGAGGGATAGCGCTTGAGCGAGGTACTCGAGGTCATACAGTACACTAGCCCGAAGTTCAGGGTGCTGTACCCGGAGCATTCGGTGGGCAAGAAGTACCTTGTGTTCAAGGGCGGTCGTGCGTCGACGAAGAGCTGGAGCATAGCGAAGGCGATAATCGACCACTGCAGCACGTACGAGGGCCTGCGCGTGGTGTGCGGGCGCGAGATAATGAAGTCGATAGACGACTCGAGCAAGAAGCTCTTGGAGGACACGATACGGCGTGCGGGGAAGGAGGACGACTTCCGGATAACGAACAGCTACATCGAGAACCTGCATACCGGGGCGACTATCAAGTTCATGGGTGTCCGTGACAACCCGAAGAGCATCAAGGGTCTCGAGGGCGTGGACATATTCTGGGGTGACGAGGCGGACAGCTTTTCGGAGGAGAGCCTGGACATCATCTGCCCGACGATGAGGAAGAAGGGCTGCAAGGTGATATTCTCGTACAACCCGCAGCTTCCGACTACCCCGATAGAGAAACTGCAGCGCGACAAGGCGGACCGCTGCGTGACGGTGTTCATCAACTACCTGGAGGTTCTGAGGTACCTCCCTCCCGACGTGATAGCGGAGGCGGAGGAGTGCAGGGAGAAGGAGCCGGATAAGTACGGGTGGATATGGCTGGGCGAGTACAGGCGGCAGAGCCAGGACACGTACATCCCGCTGGGACTGGTGAACGACGCGTGGACTAGGGCTGCGAAGCCGTCGAACGACGGGATAGTCGCGGGGATAGACGTGGGCCTCTTCCACGACCGGAGCGTGATGGTGATACGCCAGGGGGCGACCCTCCTGTACGCGAGGGAGTGGAGGAACGTGGACAACCAGCTTTTGTGCCAGCAGGTTATAGGCCTCTGCGCGAAGTGGAAGGTGCAGAAGCTCGCGGTGGACTCCGCGGGGCAGGGTTTCGCGGTGTACCAGAACCTGAAGAACGAATTGAGGGACATGGTGGTCCAGGTGAACGCTGGCGTGGTCGCGAGGAACCAGAAGAAGTACGTGCGCCTGCGCGACGAGGCGTGGGGTCTCGCGAAGGAGTGGCTCGAGACGGGCTCGTTCAACGGGCAGGGCCGTCTCGAGGACTGGGTGACGGACCTCACGAACATCAAGTACTTCTACGACACGAAGGGCCGCTACATGATAGAGAGCAAGAAGAGCTACATCGGTCGCGGGTTCCACTCGACGGACTGGGCCGACGCGCTGGGGTATTCTCTCCTCCTGAGGGGTGTCGGGCCGTCGGAGTCGTCGTACGTCCCGGAGGGGGCGCGTTCTGCATTATTCAGGCGTGACGCGTACAGGGCGGGCTATCCCGCCGACTGGATGGGAATATGACAGAGAACAGCGAATTTGAGCAGGAGCCTCGGGGTTCCTTCGACTTTGACCCGACAAGGATAGCGCCGAGCCTGGCCTCGGTGAAGCTCGACGACTTCACGGACCCGGATTCATCGTGGCTCATGGACGGCGGGGACTACCTGAAGAGCGTGGACGGGCGCACGGGGCTGAACCCGATGCAGGTCCGTAAGCTCAGGGAGAAGGCGGAGTCGGACTACGCGAGGGCCGACAACTACTGGAAGAAGCATTACGACGCGATGAAGGTGGACTGGGAGTTCTACGGCGCCCGCGACCAGTGGACGGAGTCCGCCAAGGAGGCGAGGGCGGGAAGGCCCATCCTCACCATCCCGATCCTCGGCAAGTTCGTGAAGCGTATCGTCGCCGAGACGAAGAAGAACCCCCCGGCGGTGAAGCTGAACCCGCGCGAGGACGGCGACGTGAACAAGGCCGAGATAGGCATGGGCCTGGTGCGCTACATCGAGGACGTCTCGGGCGCGAAGTACGCCTATTCGCACGCGCTGGAATGCGCCGCCGTCGGCGGTCTCGGGTGGGTGAAGGGCAAGCTCGACGTGAAGAGGGGTACGCTGCGCATCGACAAGGTGAAGGACGCGTTCAGGTACTACATGGACCCCGACGCGGAGCGCGAGGACGGTTCCGACGCGACTTTCTTCATTTCCAGGTACAAGAAGACGGTGAACCGCGAGGTGACGTGGTGCTACGAATACTGGTGGAAGGAATGGCTCGACGACGAGGGCAGGGACGGCGTGTTCTGGGCGCTCGTCTCGGGAACGGAGATCGAGGACTACGGGCGTTTCCCCGGGGAGATAATCCCGATTTTCCCCGTCATGGGCGAGGACATCGAGTACGACGGCGAGCGTGTCGTCAAGGGCATCGTGCGCGACATGACGGACGCGCAGAGGAGCTTCAACTACCTGAAGAGCCAGGAGGTGGAGACTATAGCGCTCACCCCGAAGGCGCCCATCATGGCGGAAGAGGGCACGATACCGAAGGAATACCAGCACGACTGGGACAACTGCACGAAGAACCCGACGAAGGTGCTGTTCTACCGGACAACGAACCTGGACGGCGAGCCGGCGAAGGAAGTGCCGAAGTTCATGCCGATGAAGGCGGACACGGAATGGATGCGCCAGGCTGCCGTCGGTGCCGTCAACGACCTGAAGGAAGTCACGGGCATCTACGACACGGCCCTCGGTTCCGACTCGAAGGAGCTCTCGGGCAAGGCCATCATCGCGAAGCAGATTACGGCGGACGCCGGACAGTTCACGTACACCGAACACCTGCAGATGACGATACAGCAGGTGGGCCGGTGGATGATGCAGGTCATCCCGTACGTGTTCAGGGACCAGAGGGTGATACGCATCCTCGGCGAGGACGGCAAGATGCGTTCCGTGGACCTCGACCGTCCCATGGGCGACATGACCCCCGACGCGGAGCAGGTCCCCATCGACCTCGACTTCACGGAGATGGACCTCTCGGTGGGCAGCGGGAATTCGTACGCCACGAGGAGGGAGGCGGGAGTGGACGCCTTCCAGAGCATCATGCAGGCCATCCCGAACACGGCTACGGCCATAGCGGACCTCGCGGTCAAGAACATGGACATCCCGTGGTCCCAGGAGGCGGCTGACCGTCTCCACGCTATGCTCCCGCCAGAGATCAAGGCGGCGGAGAAGGCGCCGAAGGGTTTCGTGCCTGCGGCGCAGCTACAGCAGGCGACGGAGATTTTCGAACAGGCGAAGCAGGCGAACATGGAAATCCAGCAGAAGATGCAGGCGAGGATTTCCGCGCTCGAGGCGGAGCTCAAGAACCAGATACAGGGCCGCATAGCCGCCGAACGCATCAAGGGCGAGTACGGTCTCGCCGAGACGCAGATCAAGGAGATGAACGCGAACCAGCGCGAGGCGATGAAGGTCCAGGCGGACGTGGAGAAGGCCTCCGCGAAGATACAGACCGACCTCATCAGGGAAGTGGGGCAGCGCTCCAGGGAAGTCGCGAGGGACGCGAACGTGGAGACAGGCGTGCAGGCGGGAATGCAGCAGGTCGCCCCGCAGGCCCCGTCCAGTCGGCAGGGGCAGGGCGCCCCGGAGTCGAACCTGACGTTCAAGAAGCCGGTACTCGAGGACGACGGTCTGACGCAGACCGAGATGCTGCTGAACCTGTAATTGTAGCCCTGCATTATTCAGGGCAAGAAATTGGGCCTCCGCACCCGTGGGAGGTAAAACGGCACGGGGATATTACGCAGCGGGCTCCGCGCAAGTCCTTCCCAGGGACGGAACGGTTCAGCGGCGGTAGACATGGCGGGAAACCGTACCGCGCCGGCCCCATAAGGGTCAACAGGGACGGGATAGGACGCATCCATGGCGAACACAATGGAAGAAGAAATCGACGGACTCGACCTCGCGAAGAATTTCACGGGAGAGAGTGTAGAGGAAACCGAACAGCCGCAGGAGACCCCTGCCGACAAGCCCGAGGACAAGCCGGAAGACAAGCCGGAGGAACCGAAGGTTGAAGGCAAGGAGGAAACCGGAGCGGAGCCCCCGAAGGAGGAACCGGACAAGACGCCGGAACCGCCGAAGGAGCCGTTCGGCCAGAAGGGACACACGCCGAGAGGCGTGCAGGAGCGCATCAACGAGCTTTCCCGCAGCAACCGGGAACTGAAGGAGCAGAACGCGAGGATACTCGCCGAGCTTGACAAGTTCAAGAGTTCCCTCCCGAAGGAACCGGAGAAGGGCCGCGACGCGTTTGCCACCGACGAGGAGTGGGTGGACTACCGCGCCGGGATAAAGGCCCGCGAGATGGTCGAGAAGATGCGTGCCGAGGAAAGGGAGCGTGCCGAGATGGACGAGGCCAAGGCGTCATTCGCCAAGTCCGAGGACACCGCGCGCAACGAGCTCCCCGACTACGACTCGGTTATGGGTACGGAGGTCAACCTCCCCGTTGACCGCGACACGTACCTGTACACGATGAAGTCCCCGATGGGCGCGATGGTTATGTACACCCTGAAGAAGGTGGAAGCCGTCCGCAACCAGTTCCTCATGACCCCTCAGGAAGGCCGTCTCGCGTTCGTGAAGAGCGTGGAGGCTAGGCTTTCGCAGATCAGGTCCGAAGCGGAAAAGTCCAAGGGAGCGCCCGCGCAGAACAATCCGCCTGCGCCTCCTGCCGAACAGCCTCCGGCGCCGGAGAAGCCGCCGCTGAAGGCCCCGCAGGAAGTGAAGCGCCCCGTGAGCCGTCGCCCGAATCCGGCAGACACTTCGCCCCAGGCAATGGACGAGTGGATGGAGAACGGCGACTAGCAAAGGAAACCGAAAATGTCTACCGTGACAACAACCAACTCTCCTGCCGTCATCAGCGGCTACGTCGTCAAGGAGGCCACCAAGGCCTTCATGAACACCCGTCTCTTCTCCGGATTCGTGCGCAGCGAATACCGCAACGAATTCGAGGAACGCGGCGCCAAGAAGGGCGACACCATCTTCGTCCGCCGTCCGGCCCAGTTCCGTGTCCGCAAGGGCGCCGGTATGGAAATCCAGGACGTCCATGAAGACAAGGTCGCCGTGACCCTTCCGGAACAGAAGGGCGTCGACTTCGAATTCAGCGCCCGCGAACTCACCATCGACATCGACAAGGGCGGAAGCGAGTATTCCAAGCGCTTCATCCGTCCCGCCGGCAGCGCCCTCGCTTCCGACTTCGACGCCGAAGGCCTCGCCACCGCCGCCAAGGTGGCAGGTTCCGTCGTCATCTCCGGCAGTTCCGACAACGACGCGCAGCTCTACAAGAAGTTCCTCGATGCCAAGGGCCTCCTGAACAAGTTCCTCGCACCGAAGAACCCGATGGACCGCATGGCCTTCGTCGGCTCCGACGTCGAGAACCGCCTGACCGAGAACGTCAAGCAGCTCTACAACAACGCGAACGCCATCACCAAGGCAATCAAGGACGGCACCATCCAGGATGTCGCCGGCCTCACCTGGGGTTCCACCGACCTCGCCCACGTGCATGTCAACGGCGCCGGCGGTGCGACGTTCACCGTGGCCGCGACCATCGCCCCGGACTACGACAGCCTGACCCAGTGGATTCAGTACACCATCACTGCGGGCGAGACCCTGAAGGTTGGCGACACCATCGAGTTCGCCGACTCCAACTTCGTGAACCCGGAAACCAAGTCCGACTACGGCAAGAAGCTCCAGCGCAAGATCCTCGGCCTGAAGGAAGTCAGCGGCGACAAGTTCGCCCTGGTCTACTCCATCCGTCCGGTCATCGCCGAAGGAAGCATCACGGACGCCGAGAGCCGCAAGAAGGCCGCTATGGCGAACTGCAGCGCCCTCCCGGCGACGACCGCCACCGTGCTCGGTGTCAAGGGCAAGTCCTACCTGTGCTGCCCCGTGCTCCACAAGGACGCCATGGTCCTCACCAACGTGGACCTCGCCCGCCCGAAGAAGGTGGAAATGTGCAACACGGTGAACTACAGGAACGTGGTCATCCGCTTCATCGAGGACTACTCGGTGACGACGGACCAGTTCCCGGACCGTCTCGACATGCTCGGCGTGTTCACGGCTCTCCTGCCGGAATGGATCGTCGACGTCGAAATCCAGATGGACTAGGGCCTGTTCTGGGTTACGACCTGGTGTCCCCCGGAACCTTGTAGGCCGAGTTTCTCGAGGGACTCCCAGTCAATTTCCTTGATTCCTCCCGTACTCCGGGAGGAATTTTCGATATTGTGGTAGTTCCTGACCTCGGCCTCCCTCTTGATTGACTCCCATCTCTTGAAGACCTGTCGTACGGTGGAGAGCCTCACGAACTTGACGTAGTTCCCCCACGGTCCCTTTTCGGGGTTCCAGTTCTTCATGGCCCGCACCATCTCGATGTAGAACTCGTTCGTGTAGTCCTCCATTGATATTCCTGGCATGTTCATGTTGGGGCCTCCCTTCCAGCAGTAGATGGAGAGGCAGCATAGCAGTATGGCGTCCTGCTGTTCCTGCGGCGTCATCGGGACCTTGAACAGGTCTATCTTGCGTAAAGTCTGCTTGACCTTGACGGGGAGGGTCTTTCCTATTTCGAAAAGTTCCTCCTTCGGTATGGATTTGCGTTCGCGCGTGGCGAAGTCGTAGTAGTAGTACCGGGAGCCGTCCATCTTTTTGCGGCGTCGCCCCCTTATTATTCCCTTCATGGGGAACCTCCGGAAGTCGAGTGTGTCGACATCCGGCCAACTACTTATACCAACAATATAAACAATTTATCAACAATGCGCAAGGTGCATTATTCAGGGCGAATAGTAAGGAAGACCCCGAAAAATGAGCAATACTGTTAGAGACCTCATAAGGGACGCGTTCATCCGTTCCACGGTGCGCGGTCTCGGCGACACACCGGACGACCTCGAAGTGAAGGACGCCCTCGCCATGCTCAACGAAATCCTGGACGTCCTGTCGCAGAAGGACGAGTTCTCGACGGGAGAGCAGGGCATCGTCTTCGACATGCCCCCTGGAAGGCGTTTTGTCACCTTCTCGGACAACCCGCACAGGGTTTTCTCCGCGACGGCTACGCCCATGGGCATCTACTGCAAGTGCGGTGAGTCACACGACCTGAACGTGGGGGACTCTATCGACATCCGTGTTGGCGGGATAGACATCACGACCGATGTCACGACCGTATCGTCGTTCCTGGAATTCGCCGTCCCTCCCGACGGGAGACTCTCGGGCCCGTACCAGGGCTCGTTCAAGAAGACGTCCGAAGGCCCGGAATACATTATCGACTTCATCACCCCTCCGCCGGTCGACATGTACCAGGTGGTGGGTTCCGGCGTGGGGCAGATAGCCGAGTGCCAGAAGCAGTTCTTCTACTCGATGCAGCCCGAGGGCAGGTGGTGGTTCTACGAGAAGGGCAACATGCCCTATCCGAGGCTGCACGTCTCGGGAGTGGACCGCGTAATGGCGGTATTCCCGAAGCCGACCTTCAGGAACGTTACGCTCGACACCGACCTGACACCGATGGATTCCAGCGCGAGGAGCGCCATAAAGTACAGGCTCGCTGCGGAGATAGCCTCGAACGCGGGATTCCTGGCCGTAGAGGAAAGTCTCCTGAAGAGGTACAAGAACGCGTTCGCTACGTTCGTCCGCTCCCGTTCGCAGAGCGCGTCTCCGCTTCCCGACCTGAGCGCGCCCGGATATTTCCGCAACATGTACTACGACATATTTACCGACGGTGGCGGTCATGCAACTTTCTAACTTCGACGCCATCGTAGGCCCCGCCTATTCGTACCCTAGCAAGCCTGTCGACTGCCAGGAGTGCATCAACTTCGAGTGCCTGAAGGTGGGCTCGGGACAGAGCCCCTACAAGCACATGCTCGTATCTACTGCGGGGACGAGGAAGATCCGTTTCCGCGTGGCGGGGACTTCCGAAATCCTTGACTTTCTCCCTACCGTAAATGCGGAAGTGAGCCGCATCAGGGGAATACACCAGTGTTCGGTCCCGTTCATGGGCGATACGTTGAATGGCGTTGTCGTGGTTGGTTCCGACGCCGTGTGGAAACTCGGCGCCCCGAATTCGGATTTCGTGTGCGAGATAACCAGGCTCGGGGTGATTAGCGACGGTGACGGGCCCGTATCTATCGTAGATGCGGGAGGAGAGAGCGGGAGCAATAGCCCGCAGAAGATAATCATCGCGGACGGCACTACGCTCTATTCGGTCGACATGGATACAAGGGAGTTCGTTTCGCTCAGTAACGTGTCTCCGCAGCGGCCTTCGAAGCTGGCTTTCCTTGACGCGAGGGTCTACATGTGCGGGCGCAACAGCGGTGACAATTCGCCGTCGCAGAGGGTGTACTGGAGCGCCATCAACAGGCCCGACCAGTGGGGGGAACTCGACTTCGTGTCCGCCGCCATCAAGAGCGACCCCGTGCTTGCAGTAGCGGTCGCGGGCAACTACCTGTGGATGATAGGTCCCGAGACATACGAGATTTGGCAGACAACTTCGTCTTCCGGCACGCTGTATTCTCCTATAAGGAAGGTAAGCGGAGTCGCCTCCGGCGTCGGGACTGTTAGCGGCGATTCGGTAGCCAGTATCGCTTCTAGCGTCTTCTTCGTCGGGGGCGGCGAAACCGGGAGGCTCCATATCTACGAGGGAAGCTCGAACGGTTCCATCGGCGTCATAAGCACCGACGCGATGAGCCAGGAATTTGCCACGTACGGTACTCTCGACGATGCCGTGGGCATGGCGTGGAGCGACGACGGGCAGGTATATTATGCCGTCACGTTCTTGGGTGCCGACGTTACGTGGGTCTACAATGTCGGGCAGAGATACTGGCATAAGCGTAAATCAACCAGGGATGCCGAACAGCACCGCTGGAAGATTACGTGCATATCACCTGCGTACAGCATGATCATCGGCGCAAACGGCGAGACGGGCGAACTTTTCCACGTGAGCAGGCACTACAACGACGACGACGGGGAACCGATAGTCCGCAGGCGTGTCGCCCCGCACCTCCGCAGCAACGGTAAACTGTTGCGACATTTGAGCCTCGAGCTTGACCTTGAATGCGGGAACGCCCTTCCATATGGGCAGGGAAGCGACCCGCAGGTCATGCTTTGCGCCATCGACGGCGCCGGAAGAATCCGCAGGGAGCCCAGGTGGAAATCCTCGGGCACGCAGGGCATGTACAGGCGCCGCGTGAAGTGGAACAGGCTCGGCACGGCGGTAGACCGCTGCTACGAGATTTGCGTTTCCGACCCCATCAGGTGGACCATCTACGGCGCCACGATAGAGACCGAGGAAGGGCAGGGAGGCAAGTGATGGACTGGAATACGATGGAGCAGCTTTCAGGAGTTTTCGTCCAGAACATGCCGAAGACGCAGCAGTTCCTGCGCGACGGCTCCCTGAACCCCGACTGGCTCCCGTGGATGAACGCTTTCGACACGTTGATGCAGCAGGCGAACACCCCGATCATGATTGCGGACGGACTCTATGCCGTGCGCACTGGAAGCGTAATCACCGTGACGGGAACGGTCAAGGCCGGAGCGACGGTCGAGACTATAGGCCCCGCAGTCACGTTCACGCACGAAGGGGTCGAGTTCAACAAGGAAGGTTTTATCCAGGGCGGAGCCGAGGACACCTCGTTGTCCGTCCAGTACATAGCAAGGAGATAGCTCATGGGTGGCTTGATTGCAGGAATAGCGGTATCTTCACTCGTGTCGGCGATTAGCGGCGCCATGGGTGCGCAGTCGCAGAAGGAGGCCTACGAGAGACTTGCGCAGGCTAGCGCGCAGGAACGCGCCGAGTTCCAGAAGGCCTACGACCAGGCGTACGGCCCGAACTCTTACAACGCGCAGATGCAGAAGCTCGGCTCGCAGGCAGGACAGCAGTTCTACGACATGGTGAACGACGGCGCAGCTTGGGACCGTTACGTGAGCGGTGACAGGGCCTACGTTGCTCCCGAGGATTTCAAGTTCACGGAAAAGGAGTTTACCGACGACCCGAGCTACAAGGTGCGCCTTCAGCAGGGCATCGACTCGCTCGACCAGTCCAACGTCGCAAGCGGCCTGAACCTTTCCGGAGCGGCGTTGAGGGCTACTAACGACTACGCCCAGAACGAGGCGAGCAAGGAATTCGCGAACGCCTACGACAGGGCTTTCAAGCGCTATACCGACGACCGCAACTTCGACTTCAACGCATGGCAGCAGGAGGCGAAGCAGTATTACGCGAACCTCCAGGCGCAGCTTGCAGGGCTTAACTCCGTGAGTAACCAGGGAGTGCAGGCGCAGAACGCGCAGGCGCAGGGCCTTGACGCGCTGGCGAGGAACAACGCCTCCGCCATACAGCAGCAGGCTACGGCCCAGGGCGCCGCCGACATGGCGGGGACACAGCAGATTACGGCCATACTCGACGCCATCGCGAAGGGCATCAACACGGGTGCGGGCCTTTACGCATCCCAGGCCGGGGCTACGCCTTCCTCGACAACTCCGACGGCGTCAACGCCGGTGAACACTACACCGGTGTCGCAGCAGACGTTGGAACAGGGTCTGAACAACGGCGGGCAGGATTTCGCGAACCTTTTCCTCTCCGGATGGAACCCTGCAGTACAGACCCCGAACACGGGTAACTTGATAGGGGTGTGACATGGCCGGAACGATGATTGACTTCTCGAAGATTGCAGCGGACGCGCGCAAGAACTACGGCATCCTTACCATGCCCGAATTCAACATCGGAATGGGAGCGTACAGGAGGCCCGTCACGGCTTCCGCCGTTCCGTATTCCGAAACGCCGCTCGAACCGGGGAATCCCGGTCCGGTCGCCGCTATGAACACGGAATACCAGGACCTTGACGCCAGATACAACCTCGGGCAGAGACAGGACGGCATGCTCGGCGGAGAAGGCGGCGCACAGCGTTCCTACGTTCCTATGCCGGACGCGCTCAATCTTGCGAAAGTGCCCGGAACTACATACGGAAACGAACAGCCCGCACAGGAACCGCAGCAGGCGCCTACAGAAAACGTGGAGTCGCAGCAGGCGCCTACAGAAAACGTGGAGTCGCAGCAGGCGCAAATCGAGGCCGTGGCGAACGGGAACGGCACTATAGAGAAGTTGCTCGAGGCTTTAAGGATGATGGCGTCGATGCAGCCTGGAGACCAAGGAAACCCCGTTTTCCAGCTCGACGCGATGTACAAGAATTCGGACGCCATGACGGGCATCCCCGGCACGGTCGCACAATATCCTACGGCGGGAGGAATGACCCGCGAGACGGACTACAACCTCGGAGGGGTCAATGGCGGCATTTGATTTGAACAGTCTCTACTTCCTGAAGAACGCGGCCCCGAAGGCGGCGTCTTTCGAGGAACTGAACGCCCCGACGGAACGCGGTTTCAATCTTGGCCGTGCGTACAACGAGAACTACAACAGGAATTCCCTGCAGAACCTTATCGCGCAGCGCGAGAAGGAAGGCGTGCCGTACGACCGCCTTTCGAACGAGGCTGCAAAGTGGGACCTCGGTGCGGCGCAGGCGATGCGCAACGAACGTCGCTCCTCGCTTGAGTACAACTACAAGCAGAGCGTCGCGGAATTCGAGCAGTGGCGCAGGAACATGGCTCGCCGCATCTGCGGTCTTATCCTGCAGAAGGCCGACGAACTCGGCATCGCACCCGAAGAACTCGACCGCGTGCTGGACGTGGCAGCATCCTACGTAGTGACCTACGACGAGGCCCTCGCGCAGTGGCTTCTCGGGCAGGCGATGGCAAGAAGGAACGCAATCACAAGGGCGAACAAGCCTGCGGCAACTTCCTACAAGAACCTTTGGTCGAAGGCTCAAGATGCAAAAAGGGAAGCTGAAACGTACGACAGGAATCTGAACTCTGCGAAGTATTGGGGCCTTGTCAATTACGCCCTTGCCGCAGAGGCTGTCGCCGAAAGAGAGGCGAGAAAGGGCGTACCTGCCGAATACAATGACGTTCTTCGGTTGTTGAGTAACTTCAAGAACCGCGACAAGGAGATTTCTCCGGATTCCTTCAGGGAATATGCCTTGTCCGACAATTTCCGTCTTATCAACGAAGGCGGAGACATCCAGGAAAACGCGGACTTTTCAAACATTGTCGTTCCTTCTGGAAACGGAGCTGACAATGGCGACTCCGCATCCAAGGGCAACAGTAACTCGAAACCCAAAAATTCTGTTCAGGGAGGAACTCCTGAAGGTAACGGAACGATGAAAATAGAATCCATGTTGAGCGGAGTTGGCGGGTTCCCGTATATCGACAGCAAGAAACTCGGTGTATATATCGACTATGCTGACGGTATCAACAGCAACAAGGACGCGATAAGGTTCCTCGAGGACGTCAAACTGCAACTTACGCAGGATTCCAACAACGCCAACAAGGGCGCAGGAAAGACGGAAGGCACCGACAAGAATTTCTTCGACCTTGTAAACAAGAAGATCGAGGAACGTAAGGAACTCGAAAAAGGCGGCATTTCTCCGAAATCGGCCAAAATTCTGAAACTTGACGGAAAGACTGCAGCCGAGGCGAGCGCCGCACGTTCGGAATGGAGTAGAATTTCCAATTTGCCCGACCTTTACTATGTCAATCCTGGCGCCATTCTTCCCGCTATGCAGAGAGCCCTTCTTCCTGAAGAAAGGACTACTGACGCGGATGTTGCGCGTTCAGTATTGAGTGGTGCTGGCATTGACAATAACATCGTCGACAAGATTGTGAACGCCTATGCGTCTTCAAATGGCGGTACGTTTGCGAACCTGATGAAGGACAAGTCTTACGCGACTGCCGCTAGAGCCTTGGCTCCTCATGTGATGAACGTAATGGTGAACAAGTACAGGACGCTTGTGGAACAGGCCGGAAACGAAAAGGATGTTGACGAAGCACTCAAGGAAACTTACAACATCAGCAACGAAGTCCTGCAATACCTGAAAGGCAATAAGATACTCTATACCGAAAAGGACCTGTACGAGAAGGAAGGTGACAGAAGGCAAAAGGCCCGTTCCAAGAAGGAAAGGGAGGCGTATCAAAATGAAATGGGGAATGAGCCGTCTGGAACCGTTTCTGCCACAGAATGGCTCCGTAGAAGGAGGAAAGGGAAATGAAGTTCCGTAACAAGAAGACCGGAGAGATAATCGAAGGTACAGAACAGGAAATGGAAGAGGTCCTTTCCGAACTCGAAAAAACCGGAGAAATTGCTGACTGGGAAACTGTAAGCGAAACGGATTATGTCGATACCAATCCTAGTTCAGGAAAGACTACATATCAGGAACGTCTTGAAAATTTCGCTCCTGGTATTGAGCGCTCTCTTTCCGAAGTGTTCCCGAACCTCGCGGAACAGCACATGCAGGGCAATGACGAATATAACCTCGGTACTTTGCGAGCCGGACTTGCGGACGTTTTCTCGCTCCCTGGTCGCGCTGTCTCTAGTTTGGCGAGCGCATATCGTGGCGAAGGTTACGACCTCGGGCGACGTTCTGGCGAAGAAGGTGGTACTATAGTTGGGAATATAGCCCGCGACCCGATTACGGGCTTGACACTCGGATCGGGCGGATTGCTTGCAAATGGTGTGAAAATCGGGGCTAACGCAGGTGCTAGAGCCCTCGGTACGGCAGGACGTTACCTTGGAGCTGGTGTAGCAGGTGCGGCAGAAGGCGCAGGCATGGAAGCCGCTTCCGCCGTGCTCAATGACAGAGAACTCACTGGAAAGGACGCTGCGATTGGCGCAGGTATCGGTGGCGCCTTCGAAATTGGCGGAACCGTTGTTCAGCAGCTCTTGCAGAAATACGGAAAGAACCTTGTTGATGCTTCCATCGCTGCCCTCATGAAGGGTAACGTGAAGGCAAACGTGACTCAGGCGGAGCGCGAAGCGTTCCTTGCCGACCCGCGTAACAGGGACGCCCTCAATCAGGTTCTCGAACAGCAGACGAGTGGTCGTAACGCTTTTCCGTTCATCGGTGGAAGCGACAGGGGCAAGACGTTGCAGAAGAATGTCGACAACGCCCTTGAGGATGCCAAGTCCACCATTGCTGGCGAACCGATGCTAAACGACGGCGGAAAGTCGCTTGAACTCTACCAGAACAAGACGGTCTACAAGCCTGGTGAGCGCAAGGTAGAGGACTTGAACTACCAGCACGAACCTCCTGCTGAATCAAGGAATTTCCGTTCCACGGCGGGCAAGGACAAGAAGGGTCTCACCAAGGACTACAAGTACCAATCCAAGGCCGAATACGACCTTGAAAAATTTGCGGACAAGTATGCAAGCGTTTCGGATTCGTTCGGTAAGTTCGGAAGCAACTCCGGCCCTATGACGAAGGACGAGATGGAATTTCTCGATTTTCTCAATGGAGAACTGAAGAAGGATTCCGAGGTTATTGCAGGATACAACCCCGAATACGTACTGAACTCAAACAAGTTCCTCGGAGACCGAATGCCCTTCAGTTCTGCGGAGCTCGGAAGGCGCATTGACGCGTTGCAGGCAGCGCATTCCAAGGACGGCGTTTCCAAGGAGTTCCTTGACGAGGTGCGCCGTATAGGCAACGATGCTACGCTCGGAATCGGTCAGAAGGCTGCCGACATGATTAACGGCGCCTTCGAAGGCAAGTGGAACGAACTTGAACGAGCTTTTGCCTATACTGACCCCGTTAAGGATGCTCCTATTTACGTTCGCAAGGGCGTAAGGAACGCTATGGATAAGTTTGCCGATGCGCTTGACGAGGAAGCCAAGAAGAGCGTTGGCGCGTACCGCAAGAACTCCAAGGGAGAACTCTACGGCGTCGCGAAGGACAAGTCCAAGAAATACTACTACCAGTACCTAGCAAGGCTGCAGGAGACGCTTGCTAACGTCAAGAACAACCGTCACCTCACGGCAGAATCACTCGCCGGTCTTTACAGCGACGCTACGCTGCACAACGACAAGGCCGTGCAGGACGCCATTATCGGACTAATGGAAGAAATGGGCATTTCAAAGGAAGGCGTAGCCGCGTTCAAGGCGAAGGCCGGAAACTACTCCATGCTCCACAAGGCCCGTGAAGCCATGCGCAAGCCTACCAAGGACGAGACCCTGAAAGGCACCGTAGCGAATGTTTTCGTTCCTCACGAGGGATTCAATTTCCAGAACTCGATCGGGTTCAATATCCAGGGCGGTAACGTGATGAACGGGACCAATAACGCTACCCCGCTTGGCTTTGGAGCAAGGTCAATTTACAACCTCGGTATGACCCCGTTTAGGGCAAATCGTGATAAATAGTTCATTTGCATTATTCAGGGCGATATGAACAGCGTACTTCTTGGCGGACTGAAGGTTTTCCTTATCAACGACGGCGGGTTCCCGCTGTCGGCTCCCGGAGGACGCGCCAAATTCTTCAAGGCGGGCACTTCGACGCCCGAGACCGTCTATTCCGACATCGACCTGACCGAAGGTACCGCCCTCGGTCCCGTCGTCTACACGGACGCCCTGGGGGCACTTCCCGCCATCTGGCTCAAGACAGACCGCCTCTACAAGGTAGTTATCGAGCAGAAGGTATCGGACGACCCCGAAGTGTGGTCTGTCCTGTGGGAAGTCGACAACGTAGGCACCTACGTCCAGGAATCTGCCGAAGTCACGGGAGACCCGTCTGCCGTAGTATCGTCCATTTCCGCCCTGAAGGCGGTGGACCACGGCGAGCATTCCACGGTACAGGTACTCGGGTACTATGCTCCCGGCGACTGGGGAACTCCTTCTACGTTCGTCTACGATGCGAATTCTACCGCATCAGCCGATGACGGGGCGTATGTTGAACCGAACGACCATGTCGGAAGGTGGGTGCAGGTGTTCTCCGGCGACGTCCTGGACGTGCGCAAGTTCGGTGCAATTCCGGACCTTACGGGAAATTCGGACGTCACGGCGAAGGTCGTAAACGCCGTAAATTACGCGCAGAGGAACTCCAGCAGGTCTAGGCCGCTTACCATTGCCTTCCTTGCTCCTGGAAAGTACGAATTCGCCGGAGATTTCGACTTCACGCAGTACGCGGATTTTGTAGACCTTTCGGACAATTCGCACCACAAGCTGAACTGGCTTATTTGCGAGGATGTCGTATTCAAGGGCGACAATTCCGATTTCACCCTTTCGAGCAATACGGTATGCCTGACACGGGAGGCGCTCATCGAAGGCACTAACGCCACGCTTTCCGTCGAAGGCGGCGGGGCAATCAAGGTAGACCCCGCATGGTGGGGCGACAAGGCGTGCAGTGTGTCCGATTGCTACGTTGAGTGTCATTCCGTTACCACGAACAACAAGCGCTTTGAACGTTGTGTCGTTAACTCGAATCGTATGTTTGGCGCAGGTCAAGGATATATGACCTTAGTCGAAATGAACTTTAAAGAGGAGTGGTTCGCATCAGATTTCGACTGGGGTCATCTTGTACTCGACGACACTGTTATCAGCTTAAACGACTGCTTTAGCGCTGATTCGTATATTGCCATCAAGAATGCGCAGGGTGATTCCAATTATGGCGACCTTGGAGAACAGACGGTGCACAATGCGTCGCTCCTTGACGGGGCGGTCGCCGAGAACTTCGGCGGCACCGTGACGCTCCAGGGCAGCGCCGAGCTGCACAACGCGTCGGCCACGATAACGATTTCCGGGCAGACCCCGGCGCTCAACCTCATCGACTGCTGGCTCACCGTCCTGGGCTCTCCCACGGTCGACAACATCCAGCTCCGGCGCGGCAGCATCGATGGAACCGGCACCATGACGGTACTCACGCTCGCCCTGCTCAAGGACGCGCGTATAGCCATGGGGACTTCCCTCGCCGGCGCTTCACTGGTGATGGATGGGAGCACTTTGGACGCTCCCATGGCGCACATTGGGAGCCCCGTTGTGGAGAACGTGAGGAACTGCACGTTCAACTCAAGCATCACGATTTCCGGGAGCTCCACCGACGCGCTCGTGAACGCGGTATGGGTGGACAACTACGGAACCGTCGCGAACCCGATAGTGCTCGAACGGACATACCTGGATTCCGACGACTCGCATCACACCTATGTCTACGCGGGGAATACTGGCACGTTCATGAAAGAAACGGTTAGAGTTGCCATTGATCCGCAGGTCGAGGAAACGCACTCCGGCAGCTATGAGCAGCCGACTCCTGGGAAGATTCTGTTCTATGTCAAGGGGAACGAGGACATAATAATGGCTTACTCTGCAGCTGTTGTCCCGTCGATTGAATTGTTCCATGTCGGTTCTGACATTCAGTGCGCCGTGAAGACTTGGTGGAAGGTCGGCTACCAGACGTTCTCCGGCGGGACAGTGCTGTACAACCACTACTCGTTCTACGACGAGATGACGGAGTCCCAGGGCAATTCGTCTAACTGGTCTACTGGGTATAGGCAACTGCCAATTACTGGGCGCCTTGACTCGAACGACCCTACTGTGACTTCATGTCATGTGGTGATTGAGGTGTCGCGTGTTTAGGGAGATTGCATAATGGGATATTCGTTGATATACACCCCTGTACTCCATTTTGACGACATTAACGGAAGGCCACTTGTCGGTGGCAAGCTGTACACGTACAATTCAGGCACTAACACACCTGCGCCGACCTACCGGAATGCGAACGGTACCGAACTTAACGAGAACCCTATCCGTTTGAATGAGCGTGGCGAATGCGTATGTTTTCTTGATGACGGACTCAAGTACAAGTTCGTGCTCAAGGACTCGCTAGACAATACGATATGGGAACAGGATAATGTTTCTATTCCTGCTGGCGGAGGCAGTGGACCCGTATCAGTCCTCACATTCGTGGCTGGAGGCAGCAGCGGCGGGGGCTCCGTGACCAAGACAATCACCCTACCCCACAAGTACAAGAACGCCTTCGGGGGATTCATCTCATTCGTTGTCAAGAGTTCAAGTTCGGGCCTTACGAGGACTGTGAACTGGGAATACACCATCGCCGGGTCAGGAATATCCTATGAAGTAGGCAAGGGGCAGACGATTGTCGTCAACTACGAGACGAAGGTTACAATGCCGTTCATCGTTTCCTCCGGTGTGCCTTTTAATCAAATTACCATAAAGTTTACAGGGACCAGTGCCGACACAAGCATATATGATGCTGACGTATTCTTCTATGCCGAGGAAGTTGTCGAGCTCTAGCGTCCAAACTTTATTCATCCATGTAAATTTCAAGGAGCACTCAAGGGACTCGACATCAAGTTCTACGACGACAAGCAGAAGTAATTCTATCCAATAATTTTTTAACTGCATTATTCAGGGCATAAAGAGGTAAGAAAATGCACCACAACCTTATTATCAAAGATGGCGACACGACCAAAGTCGTCAAGGAAGTTTTGGTCGACGGCATTCAGTTCGTTGACGAGAAACCCCGCGCAGGCTCCACGAACCCCGTCACTAGCGACGGCGTAAACAAGGCTATTGGCGACACTAAAGAAAGTGTCGATGAAGACGTGCAGGACCTCCAGAAACAAATCGACGAAATCGCGGAGAAGGCGGGCTCCGGCTACATCCCGAAGGGCGAGGCCGATGTATCTACCCTCAACGCCCTCACGGGTCAAGAGAACGGCTGGCTCTACACGCTCACCGATGACGGCACATTGACTGACGGCAGCCTCGCCGTGGTGGCAGGCGATACGGTGGCGTGGGATGCGACGAGTGAAGTGTGGTACAAGGCTATGAATTACGCGCCGAGGCAGTACGGCACGGACCAGGTAAAGAACCTCCCGACAAGCATCACCACTTTCCGTAGCGGTGACGTGATACCCGTGGACGGACCAAGCGGCACTGCCAAGATGAGCAAGGATAATTTGCTGAAGGAGACTGCGGAGAATGCGCATGATATTGTCACTTACACGTCTATTCAAGACTTGAAGGAAAGTGCTGGAGATGTGTTTTCGCAAGTCGATGGAAAAGTTTTGCAAACTACTGAATTTCTTGATTTTGAAAGATTTGGATATAAGAATTTTGGTTCACTAAGTTCTACTGCTGTAACACCTTCGATTTATTTTATATCGGAAAAGCCTAGTGATGGCGTGTGCAGCGGGATTCTTTTTAAATACGTTAGTGCCAATGCCGTTAAAATATACAAAGTCAAGAGCGACCTTTCAGGGAGTGGCGATACTTACGAACAGATTATGTCGTATACTCCAAGTAGCATATATTCAGGGAAAAATGTT